GTCGTAAATCTCGGCAAGGAAATCGAGAGACTGGAAAGACAGGCTGCCATTGATGCAGAGCTTGCAAAGGCAACAAGCACCCCGATCACAAACAAGCCGGATGCCGGGATTGGCGGGGAGACAAAAACAGGAAGGGCAACCGATGAATATAAGAGAGCGTTCTGGAATGGTATGAGAAACAAGATGTCATACGAAGTACAGAACGCTCTTTCCATTGGTACGGATTCCGAGGGCGGATATCTTGTGCCGGATGAGTATGAGAAGAAACTCGTGGAAGCACTGGAAGAGGAAGTATTCTTCCGTAACCTTGCCACAGTTATCAAGACTTCAAGCGGTGACCGCAAGATCCCTATCGTCACTTCAAAGGGTGAGGCGGCATGGATTGATGAGGGCGGACAGTTCCCTGAATCCGATGACAGCTTCGGACAGACATCCATCAGTGCTTATAAGCTGGCAACCATGATCAAGGTGTCTGACGAACTCTTAAATGACAGCGTGTTCAATATCGAACAGTACATTTCAAGGGAATTCGGAAGAAGAATCGGTACAAAGGAAGAGGAAGCATTCTTTGTCGGTGACGGCAAGGGAAAACCGACAGGTATTTTCAATGCCACGGGCGGTGCTGAGACAGGGGTGACATCCGCAAATACATCCATCACTTTTGATGATGTCATGGATCTGTATTATTCCCTCCGTGCCCCATACCGTAACAAGGCAGTATGGCTTCTGAATGATTCGACCGTAAAGGCAATCAGAAAGCTGAAGGATGGAAACGGAAATTATATCTGGCAGCCGTCCGTAAGGGAAGGAGAGCCTGACAGAATCCTGAACCGTCCTTACCGCACATCCATTTATGTGCCGGAGCTTGCAGCCGGAAACCGTGTCATGGCATTCGGTGATTACAGTTACTACTGGATCGCAGACCGTCAGGGCAGAAGTTTCAAGAGACTGAATGAGCTTTATGCTACAACGGGACAGGTCGGATTCCTTGCTTCCGAGCGTGTCGATGGCAAGCTGATCCTTTCCGAGGCAGTAAAGACCCTCGATGTCAAGGCTGCCGGAAAGTAGGTGGGCTGAATGTTCGTAACGCTTGAGGAAGCCAAAGGGTATCTGAGGGTCGATTCGTCAGACGAGGATGATCTCATCCTCCGTCTGATGGAGACATCCGACAGCCTGATAAAGGGTGTGACAAGACGGACTCCGGCAGGACTTAAAAGACATGAAGCGGTTGTCCGCACTGCAGAACTGTATGCCATTGCTTACCTGTATGAGCACAGGGAAGAAGCTGACCACAAGGCCATGACGGAAACACTGAAGTATCTGCTCTTTGGTATCAGGAAGGAGATATTCTGATGATAGAACTCATGCGTGAACGGATCACGATACAGAAAAGCAGCACGAAGACGGACAAAGCCGGAAACCATACGGCTGTGTGGGAGGATCATTATCAATGTTTTTCCTATGTGAACAGCCTGTCGGGAAAAGAATACTGGGAAGCAAAACAGGTAAATGCGGAAACGGAGCTTGATTTTGTCATCCGCTACTGCAGTGAGGTGTCAGGTCTTGATACGGAGCATTACCGTATTGTTTTCCGTGGGAATCTTTACAATATTTCCTTTGTCTATAACGTGCAGTATAAGAATAAGACAGTCAAAATAAGGGCTGCCCTGACAAAGAGGTGAGCAGATGACAGAGAGAAGGACAACGGTTGACGGACTGGCAGATGCAATCATGGACGGTCTGAAAGAGTATGCCGATCTTGCAACGGATACCGTTAAGGATGCGGTAAAAGATGCATCCAAGACCGTAAAGAAAGAGATACAGGCAAATGCCCCGAAGCGGACAGGAAGGTATAAGAAAAGCTGGACGGTCAAAAAGACTGCGGAAAGCAGCAATTCCCTTACCATGACGGTCCATTCCAAGGACAGATACCAGATCGCACACCTTCTGGAACACGGCCATGCAAAACGTGGAGGCGGCAGGGTAGCCGGAAGGGAGCATATCGCTCCGGCAGAAGAGAAAGGCAATAAGGAACTTCTGCAGAAGATCGAGAGGGGGTTACGGTGATGACACATGAAGAAGTGATGGCAGTGATGGAAGAGATCGGTCTTCCGTATGCCTATCATCATTTTGCGGAAGGTGAATCCCCGGAACCGCCCTTTGCAGTATTTCTGTATCCGGGCAGCAGTAATTTCTCTGCAGACGGGAAAGTGTATTTTAAGGCAAACCGTCTGAATATAGAAATTTACACCGATTTAAAAAATATAGAACTGGAACAGCAGACAGAAACCGTGCTCGATGGGCATGGTATTTTTTATGAAAAAAGCGAAGTATGGATCGAATCTGAAAATCTGTATGAGGTGCTTTATCAGATGGAGGTATAGAAGATGGCTAATAAAAAGAATAAAGTCAAATTTAATATCTGCAATGTGCATTATGCACCGATTACGGTTGCAGATGAAGGAAAGGTGAGCTTCGGGACACCCGTTGCAATGCCCGGTGCCGTTTCCATCAGCATGGACCCGACAGGAGAGCCGGAGTCCTTTTATGCGGACGGCATTGAATACTATGTAATCAACAACAATCAGGGATATGATGGGGATCTGGAGCTTGCCATGATCCCGGAAACTTTCCGTACAGATATCCTGAAAGAGGAAGCAGACAGCAACAATGTACTTGTGGAGAATGCAAATTCCGAAACAGGCAGTTTTGCACTGCTTTTTGAGTTTGACGGGGACATCCGCAAGATCCGCCATGTGCTTTATAACTGTTCCGCATCCCGTCCGACCATTGAGTCCAAGACCAATGAGGAAGATAAGGAAGTACAGACGGAAACACTGACCATCAAGGCAAGACCTATGGCAGACGGATATGTAAAGGCAAAGACAGGAGATTCCACCACCGATACCGTTTACAACAACTGGTATAAGAGCGTGTATCTTCCAAACAGCACGGCTGCCGAACCGCAGTCTGCAAAAGCAGTAAAGAATATTTCGAAGGAGGACTAAGCGATGGGTATCAGAAAGGATATAGAAATTGACGGACAGATGGTTGCATTCAAGGCGAGTGCAGCCATTCCGAGAATCTACAGGTTAAAGTTCCAGAGGGATATTTATAAGGATCTGGCAGTATTGGAAAAGAGCATCGGGGATGGGAAAGAGGAGTCCTCTAACCTTGATATGTTTTCCCTTGAGATGTTCGAGAATATAGCATTTATTATGGCAAAGCATGCTGATCCAAGTATTCCTGATACGCCGGAAGAGTGGCTTGATAACTTCAATACATTCTCGATTTATCAGGTCCTTCCGCAGCTTATCGAGCTTTGGGGGCTGAATGTAAAAACAGACGTGGAAGCAAAAAAAAACTTCGTCCAACAGAGCGTGAAATGACAACCCCCCTGTTTCTGCTCCGATGCGTACAGTTAGGACTGTCGATGGCGGACCTTGATCTGCTGTCGATAGGCCTTATCAATGATATGTATAGTGAGAGCCGGAACGATGATTATAAATATGCCGAGCTTGCAACACAGGAAGACTTTGATCGTTTCTGATTGAGAATACAGTCGTTTTCTGTTATACTTATCAGCAGAAAACGACTGGGATATTCTCGGTTACAAATCGAAAGTTGTGGAGGAAAAGAAATGGATTTGAAATTGAGGGCAAAACAATTAAAAGCTGATATTCCAGCTCTGTTTCTTGCGTTAAAAGACAAAGACACTCCCATTCTTGCCAAGATATTTGCCGGGATAACAGTTGCGTATGCTCTTTCTCCGATTGACCTTATTCCTGATTTCATTCCTATATTGGGATATTTAGACGATGTACTGCTGTTACCGTTTCTGGTTGCCTTAACAATAAAATTGATTCCAAAAGAAATATTGGAAGAAAAACGCAGACAGGCAGAAGAACTCTGGAAAGACGGAAAGCCAAAGAAATGGTATTACGCCATACCGGTTGTACTGATTTGGCTGATAATCGTTGTATTGCTTATAAAAGCCGTGATAAACTAGGCAAATTCCAGTTTGTAGAATTGAAAAATTATAATATTACATAGAACATCTGTCAGAAATGGCAGGTGTTTTTCTTTTGTTACGGAGCAGAAATGCTCCTTTTTTTGTACCCATTTTTAGGAGGAGGTGAGAGGTATGGCAAGCCGTATTCAGGGTATTACCGTTGAAATCGGTGGCGATACAACCAAACTGCAGAACGCCCTGAAAGGTGTGAACGGACAGATCAAATCCACCCAGTCACAGCTTAAGGATGTGAACAAGCTGCTGAAACTTGATCCGGGCAATACGGAGCTTCTGGCACAGAAGCATAAACTGCTTGCAGAAGCGGTCAGTGAAACGAAAGAGAAACTGGCTACCTTAAAGACCGCAGCAGAACAGGCGAATACGGCACTTGCCAATGGCGAGATCTCACAGGAACAGTACGATGCCCTTCAGAGGGAGATTGTGGAAACGGAGCAGGACTTAAAGAATCTGGAAACACAGGCGAACCAGTCCGCAACGGCATTGCAGAAAATCGCAGCAACAGGTGAGAAGTTAAAGACGGTCGGGGATAACATTTCCTCTGCCGGACAGAAGCTCCTTCCGGTAACAGCCGGAGTGACGGCGCTGGGCACGGCATCCGTAACGACTGCAGCCAACTTTGAATCTTCCATGTCACAGGTACAGGCAACAATGGGAATCACCAAAGATGCCATGTCAACGGTAAACGGTCAGTCCGTAAATACAATGGATACTCTTTCCAAGCTGGCAAAGAAAATGGGTGCAGAGACGGCTTTTTCCGCATCCGAGTGTGCGGAGGCATTGAATTACCTCGCCCTTGCCGGATACGATACACAGCAGATGTGTGATACACTGCCGACCGTCCTGAACTTGGCAGCAGCCGGGGATATTGCCCTTGCTGATGCTTCCGACATGGTAACGGATGCGATGTCTGCCCTTGGAATGGGAGTGGACGAAGCGGAAACGATGGTAGACCAGATGGCGAAGACGGCATCCACCACGAACACATCGGTTGCACAGCTTGGCGAAGGAATCCTTACCATTGGTGCAACAGCCAAATCCATCAAGGGCGGTACGGCAGAGCTGAATACCGCGCTTGGTATTCTTGCAAATAATGGTATCAAGGGGGCAGAAGGCGGTACACATCTCCGTAATATTATTCTGTCATTACAGAATCCAACGGATAAGGCAGCTGCCCAGATGGAAGCTCTCGGTCTTTCCGTATATGACTCCGAAGGAAACATGCGGTCAATGAATGATATCCTTGGTGACCTTAATAAGAGCATGGATGGAATGACATCTGCTGAGAAGTCCAATATCATCAGCACCATTTTCAACAAGACGGATCTTTCTTCCGTAAATGCACTGCTTGCAAATACAGGAGAAACATGGGACAGCTTACAGAAGTCCATCACGGACAGCGGTGGTGCTGCACAGCAGATGGCGGATACACAGCTTGATAACTTACAGGGACAGATCACCATCTTGAAATCCGCACTGGAAGGCCTGGCGATATCATTCGGTGAGCTTCTGATGCCGGCCATCAAGCAGATTGTCGGATGGGTGCAGAAGTTCGTTGACTGGCTGAACGGAATGAATGACGGCACAAAGAAGGTCATCATGACGGTGGCACTTCTGGCAGCAGCACTCGGTCCCGTGCTTATCGTGATTGGAAAAGTAATATCAGCAGTAGGTACGATCATGACGATTGTTCCGAAGATTGCCGGGGTCATCAATACAGTTAAGGGAGCATTTGCAGCACTTAATACAACAATGCTTGCAAATCCAATCGTTCTTATTATCGCAGCCATAGCAGCACTTGTGGCTGCTTTTATTTACCTCTGGAACAACTGTGACGGATTCCGTCAGTTCTGGATCGATCTTTGGGAGAATGTAAAACAGGTTGCAATTACTGTATGGAATGCAATCAAAGAGTTCTTCTCACAGGTATGGGAGGCAATCAAGACGATTTTCTCTACAGTATTTGAAGTGATCAAAACACTTGTGACAACGTACTTCAATCTGTATAAGACGATTATCGAGACTGTAATCAATGTGATAAAGACGGTTATCACAACGGTATGGGAAGCAATCAAGGGCGTTTTTACTACAGTTTTTAATGTAATCAAAACACTTGTGACAACGTATTTCAATATCTATAAGACAATCATACAGACGGTACTTACGGTAATTAAGACCGTGATAACAACAGTGTGGAATACCATAAAAACTGTGATTACCACGGTGCTTAATGCAATCAAAACTGTATTTTCTACGATATGGAATGCCATCAAGACGATCATCAGTGCAGTAGTCAGTGGTATTAAGGGGATGATTACAGGAGATTTTACTGCTGTAAAAAATTCCATTACTACGATAATGAACACGATCAAGAGCACGATATCGACCATCTGGAATACCATCAAATCTACGGTTTCCACAGTCCTTGGAGCAATCAAGAGTGCTGTAACTTCTGTGTTCACAGGCATTGTGAATGCTGTCAAAGGGGCGATGGGAAATGTGTTAAATGCAGTAAAGACAGGATTTTCCAATGTGAAAAGCCATATTACTGGACTTGCTTCACAGGCATTTACATGGGGTAAAGACCTTATTATGGGAATTGTGAATGGTATTAAAAGCTGTATTGGTGCAGTTGGAGATGCTGTTAAGAGTGTGGCTGATAAGATCAAGTCATTCCTGCATTTCTCTGTGCCGGATGAAGGACCACTTACGGACTATGAATCATGGATGCCGGACTTTATGGGAGGACTTGCAAAAGGAATCGAAAAGAGTAAAGGTATGGTGGCAAAGGCAATCGAAGGTGTATCGCAGGATATGATAATCAGTCCAAATGTGAGCGGAATGGAGACCATTGCAGGAATGCAGAACTCGGAACAGTCATCTACAGGGATTGCAAGTATGATGTCAGCAATCACATCTGCGATTAAGGACATGAAGGGTGATTCGGGGGATATTGTTATCCCTGTGTACCTTGGTGGAACGATGCTTGATGAAGTGATCGTATCTGCACAGCAGAGGGCAAATCTAAGAAGTGGAGGAAGATAGGCATGGCATTTATACAGTACTTAAAATTTGATGAACTGAATCTTCCCCTGCCGGATTCCTATGACCTTGATATTTCG